CGCCAGTACTCAACCGAGGTGAAGTCGCCGATGGCTCCGCTGGAAAGTTGGCGCTTGACAGTGACCTTGCACCACTCGGGATAGGTGATCCGTTGTCCGCCGATTTCTTCGGTCACATCCGGCCCGAACTCGGGTTCGCTCATGCCCGCAAACTGACCGGAGCGCGATGCTTGAATCCGGTACAGGTTCACGCCAGGCATGATGACATCGCGCATCCGCCCGGCTTTGCTGTCCCACATGGGCACGATATGCACGGGCTTCTGCATCGGATCAAGGCCAGTCGCTTTGCAGTAGCCGATCACCATGCGGATGGAGTCTAGCGCCGCGCCCGGATAGAGCGAGGACTGCAGGACTTGCATCAGGTCGCCTTCAGCGGGCGAACCGCGCTCAACAATCTCATTCATCGCAGATTCACCCCGACCAGAAACCCCACCACGAAGCAAATCCCGATGGCGCAGAACCACCCGACAACAGCGTGACCAATTTCCAGCCAGTCTCTGGCAGTGATCGGTTCGGCGTTGAACTTGGCGAAGTCGCTGTCACTCAGAGGCTCGCCTGTGTGGATTCGAGGCCAGTTGAGGTTCTTCATGTCGGGGGTGCTCATGCTTGGTCTCCGGTTGCCTTCTGGATGGCCGCATCAAGCATGGCCAGTTGGCGCTCTGCTCCATATCGACCGAGCATCCAGACGCGAACTTCGATGCAGGCCTCCAGCAGATCAGGAGCGGCGGCGATCAGGCAGGCATCTTCGATTCGGCGGATGCCTTCGTCTCTCGCCTCGCCAAACCAGACAACAGCAAATCCTTCTTCGGCATCAATGCCAAAGGTTTTTTCGCCACAATCAGGCTCATAGACCTTCCACGGCCCTGGCGTGTGCTTGCTCATTTCATCTCCTGCGCAGCGTAGGTGTCCTCAAGCTGAATGATCGCGTCGAGGATTTCCTCATGCACTTTGTGCATGCGGTCCCACTGGCCAGTGTCGTCCATGCCGCCTGCCATGCGCTCAGCCTTCGCCAGCAGCAGGCCCAGGGCCTCGTGAGTGCACGGAATGTCTCGCAGCGCATCGCGGATCTGGTTGGCTGTCATTGCGCCACCCCGCGAACGTGGATCACAGCCAGCTCGGAAGCCTGCTCAGCACTGAACCCGAGGCGCTCGAACTGCATGAACGCTTCCTTGATTTCTTTGGCTTCTACCTTCTCTTGGCGCTTGGCCTCGGTATAGGCGCGGGACTTGGCCAGCAGTTCGCGGGCGGTGTCTGGATGTAGGTAGGCGTTCATCAGAAGAACCCAATAATGGCGCCGAACGGGGCGGCAAAGATACCGATGCCGCGAGCGATCATCATGGGGCTGACGAAACCGTCGCCGAGCATCCAGATGAACTTGACGATGTTGGCGATCCATCCACCGATGCCAAGCAGCATGATGACCAGAACGAAAAGCTCGATTGAGGTAACGCCGCGTTGTGTCTTCATCTCTGTTCTCCATCGCCGCACCGTGCGGCATTAAACACACCCGCAAGCCCTCCGCGAAGGGCAAGCGGCTGCGCTTAGGCAGCGGTCCCGGCCTCGACCGGCTTGCCGAGCGCCACCGACAGCAGCGGCGCCAGCTCATCGCGGTCGGCCTGCGTCAGAGCCTTGATCTCGTCCTTGAAGTCGAGCAGCGTCTGGTTCGGCGCGAAGCCGAAGAACTCCTTGCACGCCACGATGAAGCCGGTTGCCTTGGTTTCGCTCATATTCCTATCTCCTTGGTTGCTGCCGCACCGTGCGGCATGACTCCAATGTAGGACACGTCGCGCAGTCTGTCAACTACAGCGAACGAGAAATAATGCGCGCTGTGGTGGTTGACTTGTTCGCGGCGATGCACTAGCATGGATGTATAACGTTGGAGTTGAGCCGCCGTACTCGGTCGGCTCGAACGACTAGTTAGCCGGCTGGTGGAGTACCGAAGGAACCCATGCGAACACAGATTTGGAACAACGGCGGGGGCACACAGTCTGCGGCGATTGCCGCGCTGATCGTGACCGGCAAGCTGCCGAAGCCCGACCTTGCCGTAATTGCTGACACCGGCCGCGAGAAGAGCGCAACGTGGGACTACCACGACCGCTACATCGCGCCGGCCTTGGCGAGCGTTGGCGTGACCATGCATCGTGTGCTCAAAGAGGACTGGGCGACGAAAGACCTGTACGGCGGCGCTGATGGCGACACGCTGCTGATTCCTGCGTTCACGACTCAGGGCGGCGGTGAGGTCGGCAAGTTGTCGACGTACTGCTCTGCCGAGTGGAAGCGCGACGTAATTCGCCGATGGGCCAACGCCCAAGGCGTGAAGGCTGCAACCAACTGGATCGGGTATTCCACCGACGAGATGGGCCGCGCCCACAAGGCGAAGCACTCGACCAAAGCGCAGGGCAAGTGGCAGGTTGACTTCCCGCTGATCAACTTGGGGATGGACCGTGGTGCCTGCTCACACTTGGCCTTGCAGGTGCTGGGCGCGCTGCCTGGTCGTTCATCGTGCTGGATGTGCCCGAACATGCACATGGACGAATGGCGCGACGTGATGGCCGACGAGCGCGACCGTCCGAAGGTGATCCAGTTCGACCGCGAGCTTCGCAAGCGCGACCCGCATGCATGGCTGACCGACCAGGCCGTGCCGATTGATCAAGCGAACTTCGATGACTCAAACGAGGTTCTATTTGGCCGCGAGCACGGCGCATGCGACAGCGGCATGTGCTTCGTGTGACGGCTAACGTTCGAGTTGAGGGGCGCCGATAGGCGTCCCGCTCGAACGAGGGGTTAGAGCGCATGGTTCAGAAAACAAGGAGAACGTGATGGGCAGAGAAGTAAGGCGCGTGCCGGCCGACTGGCAACACCCGAAGCACTGGACTGGCGGAATGCGCGGCCCGGAGGAACGGTACAAGCCGCTCTACCCTGGCGAACGCTACCAGCCTGCCGTGGACGAGTGGGACGAAGAGTGCGCCAAGTGGAAAGCCGGTTGGCGCCCCGACCACTGCGACGACCCCGAGCACCGCGCCATGTGCTACGAGCAGTGGAGCGGCCAGCGCCCGCACTGCGACGACTACATGCCGAACTGGCCTACCGAACAGCGCACGCACTTGATGATGTACGAGGACACCAGCGAGGGCACGCCGATCAGCCCGGCATTCGCTACACCCGAGGAACTGGCGCGCTGGCTGGCCGACACCAACGCAAGCGCGTTCGGCAGCGACGGCGCGAGCTACGAAGCCTGGCTGCGCATTGCGCGCGGTGGCTGGGCACCGAGCATGGTGTTCACGCCCGAGACCGGATTGCAAAGTGGCGTAGCTGCTGCGCTCTAACGCCAGGTTAAGCGGCGCCGGCACGGCGTCCGCTTGAACCGACAGTTAGGCCCCAACGCGAACCGACAAGGAATACTTGACAGATGGAAACGGATCTTCTTGCGCTGCTTGGCTTCGTGCTGATGCCGGCGCTGATTTGGTGGATTGAGGGGTGAGCTATGAATGAGCCAATTGCGTGGATGGTTACGAACGACGACGGCCAAGACGCCTACGTGACAGCCGACCCATCGCTGGCCTCGAAGGGGCAAAGAGCCTTGGCGCTGTACGCCACAGTGCCGGCCGCCCAACTGGAGCTAGAGCGAACTGCGGCAGCGCTGGCTTTGGAGTTGGCAGAGGCGCGACATGCGCTCGAAAAGCTACGCAACCCGCACCCGAGGCTGCGCGTCGAATACTGGACAGGACAGTGGTGGGAGCCGCTGCAAGGAGAAGCGCTGGACGCGACTCTTGCCGCGCTGGAGCCGGCCCCGAAATGGTCGGTGGCTCTTGGGGCCTAACGTGTTTTCGACATCTCGTTAACGGAATCTGCAACAGAAATAAGCAATGAACTGGCAAACCATCCTAGCGGCCATCCGCTCCCGTCCGATGACATTCGAGGAAATCCGCTCTCAGTGCGGGTTTGCCTCACGTAGTCACGTCTTCAACCTGGCAACCGGGAAGCAAAAGACCGTCGAGTGGTCGATTGGCGACAAGTTGCTTAAGCTGCACAAGAAAGTACTTAGGAGCGCTCGCAAGTGACCTACACAGCAGCCCCAAAGTGGACTCCCGCAGAGCTGGAAATCATGCGGGCGAACTACGCCACCAAGACCCGCAAGGAAATGATGGTTCTACTTCCAAACAGGTCTGATTTCTCCATCGGCTCGAAGGCTCAGGATATGGGCCTAAAGTGCCTCGTCAAGAGCACGAACATCAACGTCAATCGTCCTGAGTGGTCGGACTGGGAGAAATTCCACCTCCAGACGGTCTACGCAGATCACACGATCTATGAGCTGTTGGAGATGTTCCCGGCCCGCTCGAGGCAATCCATAGAGCAGCGTGCTCATAGTCTTGGGCTCAAGAAGAATGCGGATGTTGTGACTCGAACCCGGATCGCATCGGCAAAGAAAACCAAGATCGCCCAGGCCAAGGCGAAATGGGACGAATCCGAGGAAGCCGGCACGAAGCTGGTGATCGTGAATCCGGCCCCGAATTCTGACTCGCTCGTTCGCAAGGCGATTGCAGTTCGGACTCCACTTGAGCAAGCGTGGAGCGTGCTGTGATCTTCGGCCGCACTGTCGTGTTTCTTATGTTTCCGTTCATCGCCTTCTATTCGCTGTTCGTTTTTGCAGTGACGCTGGTGGTGATGTGGTTATCCATTCCGTTCATCAAGATCAAATGAAGGAGAAAGCATGAGCAAGCCTGAACTAAAGACTCAGGGGCGCAAGTTGATCGAGCACCTGAAGCGCCGGCCTATGACCTATGGCGAGATGCAGATGCTCGGCATCAGCACCAGCCCGCAGAAGCGCGTGGCTGAGTCGCTGTACCCCAACGAACAGCTTGTGAAGACATACGGACATGACAACCTCATCAGGTGGAGGGTGAAGACTTTTGCTCGGTGGACTAGCCCGCGCTTGACGGCAGGCGAACGGTAGGCTATGCTTTCTTCCGTCAGATGTGGCAGTCTGGCAGCCGTGGAGCGGCGACACGACCCCCGTGTGTGTTTAGGAGGGGCTGCGTGGTCTCAGGTTGCTCCACAGCCTCCAGACTGCCCAGCCAAGGGCCAGCCCCTCCTAAGTACATCCTGGGGTTTTTCTTTGCCTGTTTTTGACCGGACGACTCCCGTTAGTAGCGGTCCTGCATGGGATGCCAGTCAGAAACACCGGCCCTCGTACACCCCGAGGCGAGCCGTGCGGCCTGTCAGCGAGGGACCGCAGATGTTCTACCGGCAAGCGGTGAAGACAAACGGTAGAGCGGATGGAATCGCTGCCTCTTGGTGCGCTGGGAGGGTGTTTGATGTTCCTGCCCGCTTTGGGGGTCATGACCCAGAGTTGGACTGAGCGGATCGGCTAACAGGATTGCACCCTTCGGCCCCGCGACCCCTCATGGTGACATGGAGGCAGGAACATCAAGCATCTTCTGGGCGAGGGCCGATAGCCCAGGCTATCACCCTTGGGGAGGTTGTGTCAGATCAACGCCGAGGGAAGTCTCTTAGGGGGCTGGGTCTGTGGAAAGCCCCCTCGGCACCTACAAAGAAGGAGAGAGAGTGATCGCCCTACCAGGCTACATAGACGCAGAAGCATGGAAAGGCTTCGAGGACATGCGCAAGACCATCAAGAAGCCACTAACAGACCGCTCCCGCAAGCTGATCGTCTATGAGCTAGACAGGATCAAGAAAGCCGGGCACTGCCCGAACGGAGCGCTAGACCAGTCAACGTGCCATTGCTGGGCAGATGTGTACCCTCAGAAGGACAAGCCCATCGAAGCCGCAGCAAGCAACGCGCACGAGAAAACCCAGCAGTACCTAGCAGAGCACTCCCGAGCACCAGACCCACAGGCCCGGGAGAAGATCGCAGAGATTCGAGGAAGACTGAGGCGCGTATAAAACGCTTGCACTCTGCCGCCGATGCGCTATGATGTTCACATAGCAGAACAGATGGAGCGAACATGAACGAACGCCAAGCATACGAACAGATGGCCGACCGCCGCAGCTACAGCCAGCGCATTCACTTTGACTACAAAGCATGTGGATGCGCACTTGGTCTTACTCAATGCAATTGTTGCGGCGTAGACCCCAAAGACAGCAACCAAGACCCCACACGCCCTGCACCTGTAAGCGCAGCAAGGAAACTCACTGCGGCTGGATGGATGGTGGTTTGCTGCCTGTGTTTTTGGGCGGCTGTCGCACTGGCTGTGTTTTGATAACGTTGAAATTAAGCGGCTGCCGTAGGCAGTCCGCTTGAATTGCGGGTTAGGCCCGACGCGACCAACTAGGAAAACCAATGGACGACGCTACGCGAGAAACGATGAACGCCAAGCTCGACGTGCTCTTTGACCAGATTTCTGCGCTGGAAGGAGCGCGACTGAACAAAGCCGCCTATGCAGTTGAACTGTGGCGATCCGCCAAGGTTCAGGAGCATTTCGGACTTGGGCCGATGGAGACGCGATCAATCTACCGAAGCGCTTATGAAGCGCTGCGAGAGCTTGGGCTTGAGACTGGCGGCATGCTTAAACCGTATGAACGGGCCTAACGTTGCCAATAACCGGATACCAACGGCGCCGCAGGACTGACCGGAGCGCACAACGGCCGACCGCCGTTGGTATTCCGGTTGATTGGCTGGTTAGGCGTCACCGCACACCACATGGGCAACGATGAACATTTACCACATAGGCTGGACGCAAAGCGAGAGCTTCGGATTGAACGCGGTGGTGATCGCCGCCAGCGAAGACGAGGCGTTGAAGGAGTTGGACTTGAATGCCTCCTACAACAGCGAGATTCGCGTCAATCTGATGGGCGTTTGCACTGACGGCACGAAAGCCGCGCAGATCGTGTGCCAAGAGTCTTTGTGACGCCTAACGTTCGAGCTAAGCGGGCAGCCACGGCGCCCGCGATGCCCGAGTAACACACAATTGCCGGCCGCCGTGGCTGCTCCGCTTGAGCGAGTGGTTAGGGCGCCGGTTCCGAAGCGAGGAAGACTATGCAAGCTACCGATTACCTGACTTTGAAGTGGGGAACGCTGAAGGCCTGGAACCTGACAAGCGAGAAAGGGCGAGAACTGCTGAAGCGCTACTTTGAACTCGGTTCGTCGCCTGGCGCGATGACACAGCACGACACGCCGGAACAGAAGGAGTTGATCTGCCAGATGATCGACGAGTGCAATGCGGAGACGATCTATCTGGATTGGGACGGCGTGGACGTTACCAAGGACGAAGCGAAGCGCTACGTCATGGAGTACGGCCAGAAGGCGGCTGTCTGAAGCGCCCTAACGTGGGAATTGAGCCGCATTTGCCGGCACAGGAGTAACGATGAACAGCAACGCTACGCCGGCAAATGTCGGATCGAATGACGGGTTAGGCGTCTGCCCGATAGACGCCACAACTGGAAGCGAACAATGGACACAAGGACTGTGAACCACCTGGGCATGATTGAAGCGGCGGCAAGCATGGCGCCGATTCACGAGCGGCCCATGAGCCACACCGACGAGAACTGGAAAGCGTTGCCGCAGCGGCTGCGTGGGCGCGGCGATTTCCTGCTGAAGCGCGAACATATCAAGGACGCCGAACTGATGTTCGACGCGGCGACCGAGATCGAAGCACTGCGGGCGCGCGGATGACGCCTAACGATGGACATGAGCGGCCAGAACCGGCCGCAGGAGAACGCTGATGGACTCTCATAGCAACCCGGCCGGGGCTGGTCCGCTCGATGGACCGGTTAGGCCTGGCTCCGAAGCGCTCGCCGGGAAGTACGGCAACGTGCTTGCGCCTTTCGTTGAACTGATGGCGGCAGAACTCCACTCAAATGCGAGGAAGGGAGACCGTCCAGGCTGGCTTTCAATGTCGCGCGAAGTCGCGTTGCTGGAAATCTACTGGCATACCGCGAAGCTTTCGGCTGCGGTCAAGAACAACGAAGCTGCAGCGATCCGCGAGCACTCGGCCGACGTGGCGAACATGGCGATGATGCTGCTAGACGTGTGCGGCGGACTGCAAACCGCCGCGTGCGAATGGCCGACTTGCGAGTGTGCGTTGGAGCCGAAGAACTGCAGGGCCTTGGGGCCTAACGTGTTTTCGACATCACGTTAACGCATGTCGCCACATTTCGCAGCAGCACGCCGCTACGACCTAGCCAAGCGAGACGCTGCCATCGAGCGCGGGGAGCCTGAGCGCGAGCCGGTTCCTGCGAGGGAGCCAGCGAGCGTTCGCGTGTGGGTTGATGGGCAACCGTTCGATGCCATCGGCAAGCCCGCCAGGCGCTGCAATCAGTTCGTGTGGGTGCTAAACGGTGAGCAGGTCGGGCGCGGTGGTCTTGAGCATGTGTGGCGCGAGATCCAGTGCAGGCGCGTGCGGCTTCTTGGTGAGCGGAATCTGCTGTGAACTGCATCACCTGTGCAAACTGGACTCCGAAGCAAGGCGACTCCAAACTAGCCAAGCTCGGTTTCGCTCCGTGCAAGGTGAAAAGTGCTGGAAAGTGGCAGCCCTTTGGCGCTACGCATGAGAGAGAATGCGAGCATCACAGGAAAGCGCCTGAGCAAGTGACAGAACGGAGGAAAACATGGCTTCAAAGCTTGACGAGTTGATGGCGCTTGTGCGGAGCGATCGCGTTGCCATGACGCGGCAGTGCATTGCGCCGAGCAAGGAAAACGTGCGCCTCTGCAACGAAACAGATGCCGCCCTCCAATCCGCCCTAAAGGCTGTGGTGGAGGACGCCAAGCGTTGGAATGACTTGAAACAAGAGATCGAGCGCATCCTTAGCGCATCAAGGAAGCCATAGATGCGCAGAGCCGCTAGGACAGACGCAAATCACGGACGTATCGTCGAGGCGCTTAGGTCTGCCGGCGCCAGCGTAACAAGCCTAGCCGCTGTCGGCTCAGGGGTTCCCGACCTCCTCGTAGGATATGCCGGTATGTGGCTACTCTTTGAGGTAAAGGACGGAACAAAAAGCCCCTCTAGGCGTAGACTCACACCAGATCAAGAAGAGTGGATCAAGGCATCGCGCGGTGGACCTGTATGGTTCATCACCAGCATCCCAGAGGCGCTTGATGCGCTGGAGCAGAGCAAGTGAACGAACTAGTTGCGCATGATGACTCAGTAGCATCAGCGATTGAGAAGTGCGCAAAGATATGCCTCAGTGCCAAAGAACGCTGCCGAGACGGGTCAGACACTGATTGGCAGGAAGGATACAACGCGGCATGCGATGAACTGGCATTTGCAATACGCATGGCGGCACAAGAGTTTCGCCAAGGCAAGCCCGGCCACTCAGGGTGATCCATCAGTAACCGAGCAGTTCCCTCCTCACTGCGGCACGGGCTGATGGTCGGCGATCTTTTCTTAGGTGAACCATTTAGCGCATAATCACCACATCGACTTGCGGCGCTTCCCGCATGAGTTGGTGAGTACACACTAACATGGTAGAGCATGACGAATCCGGCACAGTGCCGAAAAGTGACAACCTCAAAGGAGGTAGTCGCAAGGGAATCCCCAACAAGGCCACTAGCGAGGCGCGCAAGGCGATTGCGGACTTTGTTGAGGGGAACGCACACAAGCTGACTGCGTGGCTCACAGCGGTCGCAGAAGGCGATGCAGAGCACGACCTGAAGCCAAACCCTGCGAAGGCGTTTGAGCTGTTCCAGAGCGTCATTGAGTATCACATCCCCAAACTGGCGCGCACTGAGTTGACCGGCAAGGATGGCGAGGCGCTGCGAATCGTCGCCACGACTCAAGACGAAGCCCTGTGAACACTACAGGTAGCGTGTCGGTGCCAGAAAACGCGGGTTTAGACCAGTGCTGACACTACGGGTAGTGTTTTGAAGCTCACCGCAAAGCAGCAGGAAGCCCAAGCAGTCATCGCTGGGCCTGCGACTCACATCCTCCTGATTGGTGGAAGCCGCAGCGGTAAGACCTTCCTGCTCATCCGAAACATCGTGTTTCGGGCGCTCAAAGCCCCGAAGAGCAGACACGCTGTGTTCCGGTTCAGGTTCAACGCCTGTAAGTCGTCAGTGGTTCAGGACACATTCCCCAAGGTGATGCAGGTAGCCTTTCCTGGCGTCAAGTTCAACCTGAGCAAAACCGACTGGTATGCCGAGTTCGAGAACGGTAGCCAAATCTGGTTCGGTGGTCTGGATGACAAGGAACGGGCCGAGAAGATCCTCGGCATGGAGTTCGTCACCATCTATCTAAACGAGGCCAGCCAGATCCCCCAAGCTAGCCGGGACATGGCGGTAACGCGCCTTGCACAGCACGTCATGCAGGAGATTGAGGGCAGGGAGCCTGTCCCGCTCAAGCCTCGCATGTACTATGACTGCAACCCGCCGAGCAAAGCACACTGGACGTACAAACTGTTCGTGCTCAAGCAAGACCCAGACACCCGGCAATCACTGAGCAAGCCGGATGATTACGCATATTTCAGGATCAACCCCCAAGACAATGCCGCAAACGTCAGCGCCGGATACCTCGAAACCCTGCAGCAGCTTGGCGCAAGACTCCGTAAGCGATTCCTTGATGGTGAGTTCGCAGACGCCACGCCAAACGCCTTGTTCTCCGATGAGTCAATCGAAACTTGGCGAGTCATGGACGGCCGGTTGCCAGACTTCGTGCGGGTTGTCGTCGCAGTCGATCCAAGTGGATCAGGAGACGTGGAGAACGCGGACAACGATGCTATCGGAATCGCTGTTGCCGCACTCGGTACTGATGGAAACGCTTATCTGCTGGAGGACGCAACAGTCAAGGCTGGCCCAGCAACATGGGGAAAGATCGCAGCCGACGCCTATGACAGACATCAGGCAGACTGCATCGTCGGTGAAGTCAACTACGGCGGCGCTATGGTCGAGCACACCATACAGACCGCCAGGCGAGACGCAGGACAGCGCAGAATCCCTTACAAGTCAGTGATAGCCACCCGAGGCAAGGCAGTGCGGGCTGAGCCGATCAGCGCACTGTATGAGCAGGGGAAGGTGCGCCATGTCGGGTATTTCAGAGACTTAGAGGACGAACTTGTAGCCTTCTCGACTGTTGGCTATCTCGGAGACAGATCGCCAAACCGAGCCGATGCACTGATTTGGGCATTGACCGAGCTATTCCCCGGAATCGTCACGCCTCGCAAAGAGAAGAAAGAGGCCAAACCCTATCAACCCCCACAGTCGTGGATGGCGGCATGACAAAATACATGATTACGCTTGAGTTGATTGTTAAAGAGGCGCTTCGGATCATTGGGCACGGCAGAATCGGTGCGGTTTCTATGTATGACATATATACAGACAGCCTAATGGTGCGCCTAAACTATGGCGAGCGCACGGACAGCCTGCAGATACCGTGTAACGATCTACTCCTGTCACTGAATGCGTTCAAGGACAAGTGGCTAACCAATTTGCCCGATAAAGCAGCGTTTGAAACGCCTACGGAGAAGTTCCTACGACTCACGGCAGGCGCCGATTCCGCATATGTTGGAGAGCGGCACTAGTTGTGATAAAGTGAGCGCGCACTATTGGCGCGCACATGGCAAAGCAAGACACGCTGCAACAGGCACGAGAAGAATACGCCGACGCACAAGAAGCAGTCCGGGAGCAGCACGAGCGATTCCGTGCGGATCTTCGCTTCTCCAATCCTGCCGAGCCTGAGCAATGGGACGACTACGCTAAGGTGGCCCGCAAGGGGCGCCCTATGCTCACCCTGGACCGTACCAATCAGTACATCGCCCAGGTTGTCAACGACTCCCGACAGAACAAACCCAGCATCCAGACCCTCCCGGCCGACTCCCGGGCTGATATAGAGGTAGCGAAACGACTCAACGGCATCATTCGCCACATTGAGTACACCTCCCGCGCTGCGATTGCCTATGACACGGCCATTGAGCTATCCGCACGGGTAGGACAGGGCTGGCTCCGCGTTCTGCCCAAGGTCGTCCGTTCCGAGACGAACGAGCAGGAAATCACCATTGCACGGGTCCACGACCCGATGAGCATCTGTCTCGACCCGAACTCGGTAGAGCCTGACGGGTGCGATTCGATGTTTGGGTTTGCCGAGTCAACCCTGACTGATAAAGCCTTCTCCCGCATGTATCCCAAGGCCAAGAAGGCCAGTTGGGACAGCGAAGGGTGGTTCGGGGACGACTCAATCCGCATTGCTGAGCAGTTCAGGATCTACGAAGAGAAGCAGAACCGCATCACCATCCGAGGCCCAGAGGGCAATCAGATGTCGGTTAGCGAGGATGATTACTGGAAGATCGCGGCGCAAACTGGTATGAAGCCCGAAGTATTGGGCACGTTCATTGCCAAGACGCGCAAGGTGAAGTGGCGCAAGCTGTCAGGCGTGGAAGTCTTGGAAGAGACGGAGTTTCCCAGCCAGTGGGTGCCGCTGATCCCCGTCCTTGGCTATGAACTGTGGGTAGAGGGTAAACGCTACCTCTGCGGCATGGTGCGCCGCATGATGGACGGCCAGAGGCTTCACAACTACGAAGCCAGCGCGCAGACAGAAGCCTTGATGGTGCAGCCTAAGGCGCCTTTCTTGGTGTCTACCCGTGCGCTTGAGGGAAACGAGAAAGAATGGCAGTCCCTAAACAGCGGGAATCCTCCGTACCTGCCGTGGAATGACCTGGACACGGACAACCCCAACGCCCCGCCAGTTCAGCCGCCTCAGCGCCTCTCCCCGCCCTCGTTCCCTGCTGCGTTCAACAACGGCAACACCCGTGGATCGATGGAGATGGAAGCCTCCGTGGGCATGTCCAAGTCAAATCTTGGGCAACCGTCAAACGCAGTAAGCGGGCGGGCCAAGCTGGCAGATCAGCGCGAGGGAGATACGGCCAACTTCCATTACATCGACAACCTGCGCCGATCAATGGAGCACATGGGCCGAATCATCGTGGACATGATCCCGAAGATTTACGACACCGAGCGCCAAGCAAAGATCATGGGGGAGGATGGTGAGCAATCAGCCGTTCAGATCAATCCGAACATGCCTAACCCCGTGGCGAAGCAGGGCGGGAAGATTGTCGCCATCAATCCGGGTGTCGGCGCCTATGACGTGCGCGTCAAGGTCGGGCCGTCCTTCGCGTCGCTTAGAGAAGAGACAGCAGCCAACCTGACAGAACTCAGCCGGGGGAATCCTCAGTTGGGGGCTGCTCTTGCCCCTCTTCTGGTGAAGATGAGCGATCTGCCAGAGGCGGACAAGATCAGCCGGGTTGCCATTGCGATGCTCCCGCCTAACGTCCAGCAGGTTTACAACGAGGACGACAGCGACTCGGAAATCCCGGCCGGGGTGAAGGCCAAGATGATGGCCGATGCTCAGCAGATCGAGCAAATGTCCGCCGCTATGGATCAGGCGGGACAGGTCATCCAAGACCTACAGGGCCAGGTCAACGAGAAGAACACGCAGGTTCAGGACGAAGCGGCTAAGGCTACGGCTGAAATCAAGGCCGCACAGACTGAACTGAAGGCCCAGGCAGATGCTCTGGCCTCTCAGAAGCGCGAGCTTGACCTACAGAAGCGCAATGCCCAGCTTGAGCTTGACCTGAGTGTCATGCGCGCTCAGGAGAAGTTGCGGGTGGCGGCTGAGCCCCCCGAGATGCCTGAGACGGATAGCGAGGCAGAGGCTCCAGAACCTGAGGACGACAAGGAAGACAAGATGCTTGCAGCGCTCTCCGAGGCTGTGATGAGCATCGCAACTCAGGTTCAACAGGTTTCTGCCCAAGTCGAGCAGATCGGCCAGCAGGTAGAGGGTGCAAAGACTGTCGGGGCTGAGAAGATCAAAGGGCAGGACGGCAAGATGATTGGCGCAAGGATCACACAGGCAGACGGCACAACCCGTGACGTGCTGATTCAATAATGGCTGTCTCGCACGTAAAGTCCAACCCCGTCGCAAACATGACGGGGACCGTTACGGTCTTCAACTCAGCAGGCATCACGACGACCGTCGCGGCTACTGATCTTGTCCGGCCGACTGATTGGAACTCCGCACACAACCAGTATGTGACCATCGGCGGAAACACTGCTGGCGCCTCGACTCTATCGGGAACGAACGTAGAGTTTCACGGCGGGAATAACGTCACCCTCAGCGGCGACGGGCAAACCATCATCTTCTCTGCTCCGAACCAGACGGTTCAGACGCAGAACATGGTCAGTGTCCAAGGCTCGACAGGCGCAATCGTTTTTAACAACGCCAATGGCGTGACGTTCGGGGCTAACGCTTCGACCATCACCGCGAGTCACAACGGCCTCACAACCGCCGCGCAGTCGAACCACTCGCACGGCAACCCGACATTGGCACTCACGAACCTGTCGGGCACGACTGCTAGCAATTCTGCTGGCCTGACCCTGAGCCTGTCTGCCGCAGCCCCTGGTGGAGGTGGTGTTGGCCTGTCTGCCGGTACTCAATCCGTCTCTACCGGCACGGTGGTGTTCGCAAACTCCAATGGCGTGAGCTTTGGAATGAGCGGATCTAACCAAGTCACGGCGAGCTACACGGTTCCATCAGCCACGGTAACGGTTAATGCAGCATCAAACACCACTCAAAACAGCAGCGGAACTGTCAACCTATCTGCTCTCACCTTCCAGGGCGCAGGCGTTGCATCGGTGGGTCTATCAAACGGATCAGTCGTCATCAGCGTACCCTCTGGTGGGGGTGCCGGTGATGGTGGCAACGTCATCGCCGCAGGTAGCCAGACCGGAACCAGCCTCGGCACGGTCAAGTTCGAAAACAGCAACGGCATCACGTTCGGGATGTCCGGGTCTACTCAGGTTACAGCCTCTCATAACGGGCTCACGACCGCAGCTCAATCTAATCACTCTCACGGCAACCCAACTCTAGCGCTGACGAACCTGTCAGGGACGACCGCTAGCAACTCGGCAGGCTTGACCCTAAGCTTGTCTGCTGCTGCTCCTGGAGGGGCCGCTAGTGCCACGGCATACGCCACTGGCAACACGACCCAGAGTAGCAGCGGCACATTTGCCGTTAGCTCGATGGTTGTTCAGGGAACGGGCGGCGTGTCTGCTGGTGTCTCGAACGGCTCTATCGTCATCAGTGGCCCGACGCTCACGTCTCTGTCGGTCACTGGCGCTCTGTCTGCATCGTCAAACGGCTCAACGATCAGCCTTGGTGTGGGGACGGTTACTGCCTCGATCATCGGGAACACGACCCAGACAAGTACCGGAACGGTCAACCTCAACGGCCTTGTTGTGTCGGGCGCTGGCGGGCTGTCTGCGGGTATCTCAGCAGGCACGCTAATCCTGTCGGGTGCTACGGGTGGTGGCGGCGGTGGCGGTGTCGCGGCGGCGAACAGCCAAACGACTTACACGAGTGGCACATTCAGCCTGATCGAAGCCGGTGGAGCAATCACCATCGCCTCAACCACGGGGCAGCGGTTCAACTTTTCCGTTCCTGCCACGTCTAGTCTGTCCGGTGTTGGGAACATCACCATCACTCCTAATGGCAGCACCATCAGCATCTCGGTCGGGACGGCTGCGCCTAGCCCTATCGTCATGTCCGCAGGGACGACCTCCGGCAGTCTGTCAAATGTTGTGTTTGGCGACTCTAACGGTGTTTCGTTCGGACTTAATGGGTCAACGATCACCGCTAGCCACAATGGCCTGACTACCGCAGCGCAGTCCAATCATTCGCACGGCAATCCGACCCTTGCGCTGACGAACCTAAACGGAACGACTGCAAGCGCATCTAACGGACTCACGCTGAGTCTGTCTGCTGCCGCACAGACGGTGCAGCCGGTTGCTGTTAGTGGGCAGAACGGCTCCTATGCCTTCTCGACCCTGAGTTTCAGCAACGCCAACGGGATCAGCTTCGGCACCTCGGCAGGCTCTGCCATCACTGCGAGCCACAACGCGCTGACTACCGCGCGCGCGTCGAATGATGCCATTGGGCTGAACACGGCTCTGACGGCTAACGGGGTTGCTTGGACGGTCAATAGCTCCGGGCTGAGCCTGAATGTCCCGGCCTTCTTGACGACTGCAGCCCAAAGCGATCACAGCCACGGAAATCCGACGCTGGCGCTCACGAACCTGAGCGGAACCACGGCCTCGAACTCTGCCGGTCTGACCCTGAGCCTGTCTGCAGCCGCTCCTGGCGGCGGTGGCGGCGCTGGTCTGTCTGCTGGCACTCAGTCGGTGAGCACGGGGACCGTGGTCTTTGCGAACAGCAACGGCATTACGTTCGGGATGTCTGGTTCAAGCCAGATCACCGCATCGCACAATGGCCTGACCCAGCAATCAACTCAACCTGTCGCAGTCAGTGGTCAAAACGGGTCTTATGCCTTCTCCACGCTGAGTTTCAGCAATGCGAACGGCATCAGCTTCGGAACGTCTGCCGGCTCGGCTGTCACTGCCTCTCACAACGGGTTGACCACTGCTAGGGCCTCTAACGACGCTATCGGCCTTAACTCAGCCTTTACGGCTGGTCCTCTGCTGATGACGATCAACAGCTCGGGCCTGAGCCTGAACGCAGCAAGCGCAGCAGGCACGACCTCTGGATTCACGGGTGGCGCGAGCATCTCGGGATCGATGACTCACAACACGGCTGGCCTTGCCATCAGCCTGAGCCATCCTGCGTGGATCACTACCGCTGCGCTGTCTGACCATAGCCACGGCAATCCGACGCTCGCCCTGACCAATCTGTCTGGGACTACGGCATCCAACAGCGCAGGCTTGACGCTGAGCCTGTCTGCGGCTGCTGGTGGTGGCGTGAACCCCGCTGCTAGCGCCTCGAATGGATCGTTTGCCTTCACAACGCTGAACTTCAGCAACGCCAACAACGTCACGTTCGGCACGTCTGTTGGCGGGATCATCACGGCATCTGTCGCGGCGCCTGGTGTGGCTGCTGAGGCAAACGCCATCAACCTGCTCGGGGCGAACACCGCAGGCAACACCACTGCGACGGGATCGACCATTGGCTGGTCGGGTGTAAACCTGACGCTCAGCGGGACCAATGCTTCTCAGATCGTCATCAGCGCACCGGCTACCTCATCCATTGTCGGAGTTTCTGGAATCGGAATCAGCACGGCAGGCAGCACGATTTCGATCTATCAGAACGTGGCTCAGCAGAGCTTCTTTATGGCGATGCCTGCCAACGCATCGACGTTCGCTTCTCAAGTCGGCAATGGAACAGTTGCGGTTTACCCTGTCGTGCGAGAAGGCGCGTTTAGCGCATCCCGCGCCGATATCTGGGCAAGCGTGTCTGTCTCGTCAAGCTCAAACAGCAGCCATGCGGGGGTCTTGTCGGTCTACGCGGGTATCTACACCCGCAACGGGTCAACCCTCTCCCTCGCTTCCAGTGGGTCGCAGAGCTATCAATGGTCCAACACCAGCAATAACAGCCTTGGCTCGATTGCTTCCCTGCGTCAGTTCTCCATTCCGATCAATGTAAACTACACGGGTGGCGATGACCTATGGGTGGCTGTGATGAGCCGATCCAGCACGACCAATGCAAACTGGTTCACCGCCTCCAACATCCTCCAATCTTCTGGCGGGCATAGCGGACAGCTTGTTGGCCTGATCGGTCAGGCAAGTGATGCAACTCGTGGCCCGCTTGGATTCGGCAGATTCTCGGCATCAAGCACCGTTCTCCCATCGTCTATGGGGTTCTCGCAAATCACTGGCGGTCAGGGCGGCACCGCATCTGCTAGCCGGTTGATGCCTAACGTGTTATTCCAGAACTTCACTGCGTAATGGCTTACTACCTACCTTGGTTGAGCAATGGTGGAGGGGTTGGTACTCTGAACTTTGCATGGAATGCGAATGCAGGCGGAGATAATGTCACTAACTACAAGCTCTATTATGGAAGTGTGAGCGGTTTCTACACTGAAGTAGTATCAATGGGAAACGTCACTTCTTACAGTTTTTCCAATCCTGGCGGCACGAATTACTACGTCATCACCGCAGAGAATGCCAATGGTGAAAGCATCTTCTCAGATGAAATCGCCCGCTGACTCCGTGACAGTTTTCTACCCTCCGAATTCTGTGGTCAAGACGGCGCAGGGTGTTTGGTACGTTCACAGAGATGGACGGTGGCAACCAATGACGCAAGAGGAAGTTGATGCGCTGGTAAAACTACAAGGAAACGAAAAATGAACATCACCAGATCGCTATTTGCGATGCTGATGTGTGCGGCTAGCCTGCCGGCGTTTGCAGTTAATTGCCCGGCATATCCTCAATTTCCAAGTACGGGTTGCACTGGATGGGCTCACACTGGTGTTTCTTTGACCACGTATAGTGGATCGACAACGATCACGACGAATAACACCACCATCGACAGCAAGCAGATAAATTCAAGCATCACCATTGCTGCCAATAACGTCACCATCAAGCGCTCTCAGGTCAACGGACAGATTTTCATCAGTGGAAGCACGCGAACCGGAATCCTTATCGAAGATGTGAAGATCGTTGCCCCAAATACTGGCGGTGGCTCTGCTGGGCAATGCATCGGCGGGAATTCTGGTAGCGACGGCGGCGATACTGCGGCAGACTTCATCATTCGAAGAACTGATATTTCAGGGTGTAGTCAAGGGGTCTATGGTCGCGGGTTCACGCTCGAAGACTCGTACATCCATGACCTATACGGACAAGGCGCCGATCACAACGAAGCGATACTCGGACATACTGGACAGATTGTTGTGCGTCACAACTATCTATTCGCAGGTTTCAATGGGGACAGTACAGGAGGCGGTATGTCTGCTGTCATAGCGCTCTATACACATAGCGCTTTTTGGGGAGACATGGATAGCGTCACCATCGAAAAGAACTTTCTAAAGACCGATAATTCAGGCGCTGGTCAGGCCGGGTACTGTCTGTATATGGGCGGTACATCAGACGATTCAGGCCAGGCGACGAACATGAAGTTCATCGATAACATCTTTGCGCTTGGATCAGGGAATGTGTGCGGCACATGGGGACCAACCGTCTATCCCCCTGACTCTCCAGGAAACGCCAGCGGATGCTTCACAAATAACAAATATGAGAACGGAACGGCTATCACAGAGGGAACGCTGGCAGCTTGTGCAGCAAGACCTAGCAAGCCAACCAACTTTCGCACCGTTCTGAATGAAGACTTGTTCATGTCATGGCTGATCCTTCACTAACCAACTCTGCGACCGGCAATAGTGCGACAGCAACGACTGTCGCCACGTTTGGCTTTACGGCCACTGCGGGTCGGTTAATCGTCGTATGTGTAGGCTCTGATGACTACAAGACAGGCGATCCTAGCGGATATACGCTTTCTACAGGTTGTTCTCAGCAGACGTTTCTAGGCCACTATGTGTGGTGGAAAATAGCGGCCGGCGGCGAAACATCTGTCAGCTACACGATTGGGTCCGCTTCGAAATCAGCGTGGTTGGTCGCAGAGTTTGACAATATTGATGCGACGCCTTACGACACATCGAATGGGCAATTCGCCACAAGTAGCGTCAATTCATACAGCACTCCTACCGTAACGCCATCTACAGGCCGAAGACTGTCGCTTGCATCAATTGGCGGAAGCTCTGGCGCTGCGGACTTTACGGCCATGACTGGATGGACCAATAGCTACACTAACATCGCATCCAGCTTTCACTCAGGTTCGGCCACGAGAGATATTGTCAGTCTAGCGTATCTCGTGCTTACGGGTGATGGATCTACAGGAACATCCAGCGCAGCTACCTACAACATATTTGCGGACTCTGAAACTGGAATCATTGCTGTATTCAAGTCTGCAACTGGAGGCGGCGGTGGAAACAACACTTTGGCATGGATCACAGCATGAAGCCACAGATCATCGTCCCTGACTACGGCAAGCACAACCAAGACCTAGACGCGACTATCAAGCGCGTAACCGAGTCTTCGTCGTGGAAGAAACTCGACACGGTAATGCTGATCCCGAGCGGTGGGCAGGTGCCGGTCAAAGCCGCGCTGTCGTGGCTGAATCTCTACGCTCCGCCTAACAACTCATTCTTTCGGCTCCCCACCGTGGGCGCGGTGAATCTGGAGGTTGGGGAGGCGTTCAGCCAGTCAATCGAGTTCATTCTGAGTCATCCGCAACTCAGTACCTACAAATATGTCCTGACGTGCGAGCACGACAACATTCCACCGCCGGACGGCCTTATAAAGCTGCAGCAGCAGATGGAAGCGCACCCGGAGTTCGACTGCATCGGCGGGCTGTACTTCACCAAGGGCGAGGGTGGAGTTGCTCAGATTTGGGGCGATCCGCGCGACGCTGTGAACAACTTCAGGCCGCAGCCTCCGGTGCCTTGTCAACTGGTCGAATGCTGCGGGACGGGCATGGGATTTAATCTGTGGCGCCTGGATATGTTCCGCGATCCTGACCTTAGAAAGCCGTGGTTCAAGACTCAGACCGATGGCGGCGTGGCGACTCAAGACCTGTATTTCTGGAGCGATGCGCGCAGGCACGGGTATCGTTGCGCGGTGGACTGCTCAATTCAAGTCGGGCACTACGATTTAACCGGCGCCTTCGGCCCGCCCGATATGGTCTGGTAATGGCCCCTTACTACAGGAGAATTGATTGGCTAAAGGTGCAGTTTTACGCGTGGCTGAGCTACCAGTCACAGGTGTTGAGTCTGTGGTCGCAGAACCGTTGCGACTTGATATCGGCTGCGGCAAAACGAAGATGGATGGATGGGAAGGCATCGACTCCATCGACTTCGGGCAAAAGCACGTCCACGACATCCGCAAGGGTATTCCGTGGATTGCTGACAGCTCCGTGTCGGAGGTCCGGTCTTCTCACTTCGTTGAGCATCTCACCGGAACCGAGCGAATCGCGTTCTTCAACGAACTGCACCGAGTGATGAAGCCTGGCGCGACGGCTCAGATCGTCACTCCGAACTGGTCGCACTCCTGCGCCTACGGTGATCCGACGCACCAATGGCCGCCCATGTCGCAGTGGTATCCGCTCTACCTGAACAAGGCATGGCGCGACGCCAACGCCCCTCACGCTGCGTATACCTGCGACTTTGACCACGTTGTCGCCGGTTCGTGGGATCAAGCCATCGAAGGTCGGAACGCAGAGCACAAGCAGTTTGCTATGAACTCCTATACAAATGCGTGGCGAGACCTCATCGTGACGCTGACCCGCAAATGAACTACGAACGCAAGATAGCCAGCAGATCCCACGACAATCACGGATTGTGGGTGGACGTGAATGACGTTGCTGTAGTCGATGGGCGTCAGTTCACTCGAAGTTCTTATGGCTATGGGCCTGATCTTGAGAAGATCACGGCCGAAGCATGCAAGCAAGCGGACGAGTCATATTGGGCGTGCTATGAGGGTACGCCCGGAGTAATCTGTGTTTGTGGCGCGACGGAGTTTTCGCTGTCATACGGCGGATACGAGTGCATTGCTCATTGCAAGTGCGGGCGCAGCCATTCTGTCTATAGCGGCTGAGCATGTCTACCGCATTCCAGACCGATGGCTTCCAATCAGATGCGTGGCAAATACTTGCTGGCACTGGCGAAGCGCCGGTCACTGTCCCAAACGTAGTAGGACAGACACAGGAAGACGGAACTTCCACAGTAGAGGCTGAGGGGCTGGTTATTGCCGTTGTGACGGCAGTTTCGAGCCAACCAGCCGGGACAATCATCGCTCAGAGCCCACCGGGCGGCACGCTTGTCCTTCCGGGTTCTACCGTCACGCTTACCGTTTCATCCGGCCCGGCTGATGACGTGACGGGCGGGTGGGGAACGTGGCGCGACTATTCGCACCTCCGCAAGAAGCGCAAGCCGGTAGAGGAAGTTCAGGAAGCGCCGGAAACGGTTCCCGAAGCGCCTGCGCAAGAGGCTGCACCTGTCGTCGCGCAGGAAAGCCGCGCCACCATCCTAGCCAAGAAACGCTCAGAGCAGGTATTGGCAGAACTGAAGGCAATCTATGCCGAACAGGACGCTTTGGCCTTCCAAATCGCGTTTGCCAGGGCTCGAATGGAGCTTGAAGACGACGACATGCTCCTATTGCTTGCCATGATGTAAGTTAGCGCGTACTATTCTCAATGTAAGTGCCTACTTGCCGGGGTTTGTCGGCATGTCTCATCACACGATGAACACTGAAACCCAAGTCTCGCCTGAAGCAGAGACTCAAAACCCTGCTCCTGAAGTCATCGAAACGCCGGAAGTGACTACCTCGGAAGTAACTGAAGCCGAAGCGGCTGCTAAGGATGAAGATCCTGAAGCGAAAGCCCTGAAGCGGATGGAGCGCAGGATTGATCGGCGGACAGCGGACTACCACCGAGAGCGAGCGCGCGCAGAGCAGCTTGCACAGCGGCTGGCAGAGCTGGAGGCCAAGGGATCAGGCGAACAGCCTGAGGCGAAGGTTCAGGACGTTGATAGCCTCGTTGAAGAACGAGTAAGCATCAAGACGTTTGCCGAGAAGGCGAACAGCATCGTTGAAACCGGAAGCAAAAAGCACACGGATTTCGTGGACACGCTGAAAGACCTTGCCGCAGAAGTCGGCGAGTTTGTGCAGCGAAGCGGCAAACCCAGCCCGTTCATGGAAGTTGTGCTCGAAGTTTCCGACGATTCAGCCGCGCTGCTCTATCACCTCGGCAAAAACCCGGACATTGCCTCTGAGCTTGCAGACCTGAGCCCGCTAAAGCTGGCGAAGCGCCTGGACCGCATTGAACGCGAGTTGGGCGAAGCGTCGAAACCGAAAACGAGCAATGCTCCTAAGCCTCTAGAGCCAGTGCGCCCCAAAGCAGCATCGACAAGCGGTCTTGACGACAACTTGACAGATTCTGAATGGATCAGGCGCCGCGATGCTGAGCTGAGGGAGCGGCGCCGCTGATTAAGAGAGCATCATGGCTAATACCATCAAGACCCTAAGCGCTGGCGACATCACCCGCGAAGCGCTGCGCATTTTCAAGAACGAGAATTCTATTATCGGTGCCGTGAATCGGCAATACGATGATCGATTCGCAACTACGGGATCGAAAAACGGTGGAACTCTGCAGATTCGTCTGCCGAACCGTTATACCGTTGGAACTGGTCGAACCATCACGCCGCAGGACACCACCGAGCAAACGACCGCGCTTGTCGTCGCTACTCAGTATCACGTCCCGATGCAGTTCTACTCTGACGAGCTGACGCTTTCGCTTGACGATTTCTCCCAACGGATCATCAAGCCGGCAACGTCTGTACTCGCGTCGAAAGTCGCTTCTGATGTTGCTGTTGCGTGCCAAAGCGCATTCACCAACTACGTCGGAACTCCTGGAACCACGCCTTCGTCATTCCTGACCTATGCCCAAGCCGGCGAGCGCCTCGACTGGCAGACGGCTCCGCGCGATGGGAATCGCTCGGTTGTCATCAGCCCGACCGCGATGAGCGCGACGGTTGACGCACAGAAGGGCCTGTTCCACTCCGGGAAAAGCATCGCAAGCCAGTACGAAAGCGGTGTCACCGAGGCGATGACTGGTTTCAATTTCGTGATGGATCAGTCTATCCAGACGCTGACGGCAGGCGCTCGCAACACCGCCTACGTGACCGGCGCGGGTACCCCGCTGACCTCTGGCACGAATCAGCTCCTGGTGGCGACTGGTGCGAACGCGATGGTGGCGGGTGACCAGTTCACCATTGCCGGCATCTTCGAGGTGAACCCTGATACCAAGCAATCGACGGGCATCCCGAAGGTGTTCACGGTGTCTGCGGCTTACGCTGGCGGTGCTGGAACCATCTCGCTGTCGCAGGTGATTTACACGTCTGGCGCATACCAGAACGTGTCTGCTGCCATCACCAACGGCTTGGCAATGACCTTCATCGGCACCGCTTCGACTGGCTACCCGCGCAACTTGGCGTTTCACCGTGACTCAACGGTTTTAGCGTCTGCAGACCTTGTCATGCCAAAGAACATGGACATGGCATTCCAAGCCCGCATGGACGGTGTATCGATGCGGTTTGTCCGTGGCTTCGATGTCACTAACGACAACTTTATCAGCCGTCTCGATGTGCTGATTGGCATCAAGGTCGTTCGTCCAGAGTGGGGCGTGGTGGTCTACGGCTGATGACTCCGGGGGGCTTCGGCTCCCCGGTTCACAACGAACCAAGGAAACACCATGAGCACCCTACTCCCTCGCGGCAACATCGCCCGCATCTACGCAATTGCTGTCACTTTCAATCCCGCGTCGGTGGCAACCATCACCACGGCAGAACAGACCACGACCGTTGTCGGCCTCAAGCCTGGCGATTTCGTGTTCTGGCAGAAGCCCACCAACACGGCCGGGGTCGGCGTTGTCAATGCTCGCGTGTCCGCTGTTGACACGCTTGCAGTCACGTTCGTCAACCCGACCGCTGGTGGTGTGGATGCTGCCTCGGAAACGTGGCAGTTTCTCGTCTTCCGCCCGGAAGTCGCTGCTGCTGCGCTGCCGTCCAACGTCCCGGCCTAACGGAAAGGGGCGGGGAAACCTGCCCCTCATCACATGAAAGTCAATCCGTCAGCATCCCTGACCGCCTCCGGGGCGGTTGGCCTCAAGCACTCCGTTTACTACGGCTACACGGTGACTGTCGTCACTGCGACCGGCCCGATCAACATCCGCAAGGACACCGTCTCAGGCCAGATCATTGACGTGATCCCTGCCGCAACCGCTGCCGGTGCCTCAAAAGATAGAAGTCTCGGTGTTGCGATGGACGGATCGATCTTCGTCGAGTTCAACGGCGGCGCTACGGGAACTGTCGTCATCTTCTACGAGTAAACCATGACGACCGCGCTGGAAATCATCGAAAGCGCGATGGGCAAAATCAACATGCTCGCGGCAGGGGAAACCGTGTCCGCAGAGGATGCGGCGTTGTGCCTGTCTCGGCTGAATTCTCTCGTGGATGCGTGGGGCCTTGAAAACCTCATGGCGTACACCACGACCGAAACGGTTTTCACCCTCCCCGCTAACACTACGTCTCGAACCATCGGCGCAGCGCAGCAAATCGCAGTGGCTCGTCCGGTTCGTATCGAGCTTGGTTCATTCACTCGACTCAGCGGGATTGATCGTCCTCTAGAGCCTACGGGAGAGGTGGATTACAACTCCATCGCTCTGAAGTCCTCGCAAAGCGGATGGCCGAGTAAGTGCCATTTCGACGGCGGTAGCCCTACGGGTAACGTCTTCTTCTGGCCTCCTGCATCTGAGGCGGTGGAAGTCCACCTCATCACGCTTGCTGCGCTTTCTCAGTTCGCCGACACGGCAACGGATTACACCCTTCCAACAGGCTACAAACGGGCCTTAGAGTTCAATCTTTCTGTTGAGGTTGCTCCAGACTTCCGCGCTCAGGTGAGCCCATATGTCGCTGGGGCTGCATCCAATTCCAAGCGCCTGATTAAGCGCATGAACCACACGGTTCCGCAGCTTGACATGCCTCGGAGTTTGGGAGGGGCTAGGGGAAGTCCGTCACCGGCTGACTTCTACGGCGGCTATTGATGATCCCGTTTCAGTTCATCGGGCCAGCCTACACCGGGCGCAGCGAGAACTACTCGTCTCAGCGAACGGTCAATATGTACCTGGAGCCTGGGAAGGGAAAGGCGCCGGGGCTTCTCATCGGCACGCCTGGCCTCACTGCTCCGTGGTCCACCCTCACGGGTGGTGGTGTCCGTGGAATGCTGCTTTTCAACGTCTCGACGGCCATCATGGTCTGCGGGACGAAGGTATTTGCGCTCACGACTGCGGGAGTTTCTACGCAGATCGGGACCATTGCGGATGACGGCAGGCCGGTTCAGATGGCTAGCAACGGGACAACTGTTGCGATTGCCTCTGCAAATGTCCTCTACTCCGTGACCCCAACGGGGACGAGTGAAACCTACATCAGAAGCGACGTTTCGTCGGTGGACTTCATTGACGGGTATTTCACCATCACTGAGACAAGCACTGGGCGTTTCTACGTCTCTGGTCAATACGCAACGACAATTGATCCGCTTGACTTCGCAACGGCCGAGGGACTCCCCGACAACCTGCTGAATCACATTGTCAGTCGGCGTCAGGTCTATCTATACGGCACTCAGTCAGTGGAGCAGTGGTACAACTCCGGCAATGTGGATTTCCCGCTGTCTCGCATTGATGGGGCATTCGTTGAAATCGGCATCGTAGCGAAAGACTCTCTCTCCGAACTGGACAATCCTTTCTGGCTTGGTGGAGACGACAAAGGAGCTGGCGCTGTCTGGACGATGAACGGCGGAACCCCGCAGCGAATCTCCACGCCTGCCATCGAATACGCGATTGCTCAGTGGAACGACATGAGCGACGCGGAGGCATTCTGCTACTCCCAAGAAGGACACTCTTTCTACGTCCTGTCTTCTGCGTCTGGGAATGAGACGTGGGTTTTTGACGTAACGACGAACGAATGGCACCAAAGAGCCTATCTCCATGCTAGTGGGGACTTACATCGCATTCGCCCAAGGTGCCACCTTTACTTCGGTGGAAAGAACCTCGTTGGGGATTGGGAAAACGGCAATGTCTATGAATACGACCTGAGCACGTATTCAGACAATGGAAACCCGCTCCCTGCGATTCGGGCATGTGGAACAGTTCAGAGCAACATGGACAACCAGCCTGTCGCCTCGCTTCGTCTGGACATTGACGCTGGCGTAGGTTTGACAACGGGACAAGGATCAGACCCTCAAGCCATGCTGAGATGGTCTAGGGACGGCGGGAAGACTTGGAGCAATGCTCTGTGGAGAACGATGGGCCGGATTGGTGAATACGCGCGGCGCTGCATTTGGCGTCGAGTGGGTGGCGGTGAGCGAATGGTCTTTGAAGTGACCATTACCGATCCCGTCAAGCGCAACATCACCGGGGCCTATCTAGAGTAATGGCAACCGCACTCAGAAACTTTGAGCCACCTGTGCGTTTCGTCAATCCTGACGGAACGCTGACGGATCGCGCGCAAGGATTTCTGCGCGGCTTGTTCAGGTTCACCGGAGCAGATACCGGGCAGGTGCCAATCGGAAGCATCGGTGGCGACGGCCTGACACCGACGAATTACCTTGATGAGACAGGAAACTTTACTGTTCCGGCTCCTCTTGCCAACCCATCTGCCTCTGTTGGGCTCACGACAGTCAACGGGACCGCAACCACCTACATGCGCTCTGATGGAGCGCCGCCGATTGATCTGAGCATCGCCCCGACTTGGACCGGAGCCCATATCTTCGCGGCCGGCGTGACCATGCAGGTTGCATCTGGAACCACGCTGTCTTTCTCTGTCGGAACGTCTCTTACGGTCGGAACTACAGCCACCGTGACTGGAGGGTTCGGTTGCAACTCCAAGACTGCACAAGCAGCTGCAGCTGTCGGAGCGGCCGTTGTCAATACAGCAGCTACGAATGCCGCTCCGTGGGGGTACGCAACTCAGGCGCAAGCGGATGACATCGTGACTCGACTCAACACGATCAGGGCCGCGCTCGTGTCGAACGGAATTCTTGTGTGAAGCTGATGGAATACCCTGAACACGCAAAACAGGCTTACGAGTCTGTCGCCAAGAGGTACTCGATTCGGTACACGGATTTCCTGCGGCACTTTGGTGGATGGGAATGCACGCCACTTGATGTAGATGGAAAGCCTGTAGGGGCGCTGCTGACCAAAGGCCCCGAGATTCACGCCTGTGTGAATGGCGGCTTCGGTCTCTGGGCGACCAAACCCGTTTACAAGCGGTTTACCCAGACAATCAAAGAACATGGGCGAGCACTCACTAGCGTTGCGGAAGGCAATACAATTGGCGAGGCGTTTGTAAAGCGTCTCGGTTTCAAAGAGACGGGCCGCGCGGCTGGCGTCATTCAATACGAGGTGCGCGATGGGCATTGAAACACTGATCGGCGGGGGCCTAGGATTGCTTAGCTCCGTTATTGGAGCTGACGCAACCGGTGATGCAGCAGACCAGCAATCCGCAGCCGCAGCCAATTCCACGGCGCTGCAAAAGTACCAATACGACCAGACACGCCAAGACAATGCCCCGTGGCGCGCTGCGGGTGAAGCCTCTCTAAACAAGCTGATGGGCCTCCTGAACGATGGTTCGCTCACGAGTCGATTCTCTGGTCAGAACGTGCAGAACGAACCTGGCTATCAGTTCGGCATGCAGCAGGGTCAGCAGGGCATAGAACGAAGCGCAGCGGCCCGAGGCATGGGGTTGTCTGGAGCGGCCCTGAAAGCAGCTTCACGGTTCAATCAAGACTACGCCGGCACGAAGTACGACCAAGCCTTCAACCGATGGAACACGGAGAACACGAACACGTTCAACCGCCTGTCCGGTATTGCGGGAACGGGTCAACAGGTCAACGCAGCCAACTCCGCAGCAGGGCAGAACTACGCCAACGCAGCGGGACAGAACATGATCGGCGCCGCGAATGCTCAAGGGGCTGCGGGGATTGCTCGCGGGAACATCTACGGCAACGCAATCAACCAGTTCGCCGCCCTCGGAAACCAGAACAACTGGTGGCAGCAGCCGACCAATCCGCTGACTTCCAGCCCGTTCAATAACTCCGACAACTACGGGTGATCTATGCCGATTGACACAAGCATCTATCGCTCGAATCCTCTACGGTCAGTCGCTGACTATGAGAAAGAACTCACCGACGCTCAAACGTCCCGGCAACAGGTCGGGCTGAACAAGCTCGCTCTAGATGCCGGGAGGACGAAGCAAGACGAGTATCAGCGCGGAATTCAGAAGGCCAACGCTCTCCAAGCCATCACCAGCAACTTCGGGCCTGACCCTGAGTTGAACGCGCAACTTCTGGTGCAGAAGGGCTACGTTCCCGAGGCTCAGAAGTACCGTGAAAACGAATACGACATCGCCAAGAAGCGCGCCGACTCCGTGAAGGTGATGGCCGATGCTCTGGACAAGAAGATCCAGCAGCATCAGGGACTTCTGTCGCAGGTTCAAAACCCGCAGATGGCCGCCCAATGGATGCAAGCGGCTTACCAAGATCCTGACCTTGGAAAGATCGTGTCTCGTCTTGGGCCACCTGAAGAAGCAATCAAGTCCATTCCTCAAGACCCCCAAGGCTTCCAGAACTGGATTCTCCAAGCCTCCGCAGGGTCGGAAAAGCTCCGCGCTCAGCTTCAGGGTGAAGCGCGCGACGCAGAGACGAAGGCCAACAACCTGCGCACCGATGCACGGGTGAAGTCTGAGGGCGCGGCGAATCGTGGCGTTCAGATGCGCGGGCAAGACATCACCTCACGCGGCCAAGACATGACCGACGCCAGAGCGCGCGAAGTAAATGACACAACGAAGGCGGCGGCGGCTGATGCAAAGCAGGCGGCGGCTGATGCAAAGCAGGCTGAGAAGATTGACAAAGCAGTTACCAAGTTCTCCGACACCCTGCAAAAAGAGGGAATCCCAGAACTTGAAAACGCTGTCTCAGGTGCTGAGGCTGTTCTCGGAAAATACGAGAAGGGCAAGGTTCCTGGGATCGGCACTTTCAAAAACGCGCTTCCTGCGGCGGCAATGTCTGACGAAGGCAAAGACGTTCGGCAAGCTCTTGCTCAGGTTCGGAATATCGTCCTATCCGCTCGAAGCGGCGCGGCGGTGACTGACCAAGAGTTGCGCAGACTCGTAGAGGAAATAGGCACTGGCGTAGGCATGTCTGAAGACGACGCTCGCCGGGGACTTGCCAGAATCCGAACTCGCCTTGAAATCATCAAACAGAACACCGCTGCTGGTGTGTCCGATGAAGTAAAGAGTGTTTACGAGGATCGCGGCGGCGTGAAGATCAATCGCGGCGGCGATTCAAAGCCAGAAAACAAACCGAGCGTGAGTAACTGGTAATGCCTCGCAATATCACGGTCACCTTTGAAGACGGATCTACGCACGTCTATCAAAACGCACCTGATGCTCTGACGCCTGAGCAGGTTCATGAGCGTGCCTCCAAAGACTTCGGCAAGTCCGTCAAAGCTCTGGATGGCGGAAGGAAGACCGAAGATCCGTCGATTGCATCCTCTATCGGTCAGCAAGTCGGAAACCTCGCTGCTGGTGCTGTTCGTGGAGCGGGAAGCATTGGTGCGACTCTTCTGTGGCCGATTGACAAGGCAACCGACATCATCAAAGGCGATCGCGGACCTAACCTGACTGGTCTTGTCACTGGACAGCAACCGATCAGCCGGAATGAAGAGCGCAGACAGGCAATGACCAATGCGCTCGGCAGCATGGGCGCAGACACGAACTCGCTTGCCTTCGGGGCCGGTAAGTTGGGCGCTGAAATCGCAGGGACTGCCGCTGTCGGTGGAATTCTAGGTAGCGGCGCTAAAGCTCTTGGAGCGTCACCGACCGTTGTTAACGCGCTTGCCTCTGCAGGAATGAGAACCGGAGCCGCTCCCACGACTCTGGGAGCGAGGGCCGCTGATTTGGCTATTCGCTCAGGCGCTGGGGCGGCGACTGGTGGCGTGAGTACCGGTCTGGTTGATCCAGAATCGGCAGGCGCCGGGGCCTTGATTGGTGGCGCAGCCCCCGGAGTGATTGGCCTTGCTGGGAAAGCCGGGCAGGCTGTCGGACGGGTTCTCCGTGGGCCAGAACAATCGGCTCAGATGGCTCAAGCAGTGAAGTCTGCCCAAGAGCTTGGCCTCGTGATCCCGCCGACTCAGGCAAAAGCGTCTTTGGGTAATCGACTGCTTGAAGGTGCGGCAGGGAAGCTCACCACGGCTCAGAACGCCAGCGCAAAGAACTCCGCACGGGTGAAGGAAATTGCCGCTGAGGCTATCGGGCTTCCAAAGGACACCCAACTGACGCCGGAAGTCATCAGCAACGTGAAGAAGGCCGCAGGCACCCTCTACGAGGCTGTCAGCTCTGCCGGAACAATCACGCCGGGCCAAGGATTCAACAAAGCCCTAGACAAGATCGTGGAGCCTCATCTGAAGGCTATGGCGGGGTTTCCTAACGCGAAGCCTAGCCCTGTCATCACGCTGGTTGATTCTCTGCGCTCTGATGCGTTCGATGCAGCTTCTGCGGTGGCGAAGGTCAAAGAGCTTCGGAGCATGGCGGACGATGCTTTCAAGCCTGGCGGTCAAGGCGCAGATATCGGTCGGGCGGCAAAGTCTGCCGCGAAGGCCATTGAAGACGCTCTAGACGATCATCTCGTGGCAATCGGCGAGCCTGACCTATTGCGTCAGTTCCGCGATGCACGAACCCTGTACGCCAAGACGGCGACAGTAGAAAAGGCACTGGACAAGACTTCTGGCACTGTGGACGCGCGAAAACTCGCGGCCGAGTTGCAGAAGGGGAAACCGTTGTCTGGTGATCTGAAAAAGGTCGCAGAGGCAGCAGGCCAGTTCAAGACCGCATTTAAGACCCCCGAGCAGATGGGCAGCCTTCCTCAGTTCAGCCCGCTTGATCTGTATGGGGGCGCTGGTATTGCTGGGGTAGGCGGTGCGCTTACCGGAAACCCGCTTGCAGCGCTTGGGCTTGGTCTTCCATTGGCTAGGGCTGGTGCTCGGAATCTCGCCCTGTCACCGGCCGTGCAAAACAGGCTCGTCCAAGCAGCTCCGCGCGCTGCTGGTGTGAATCCACTTGCGCTGGGAGTCAGGGCTTACCCGCTCCTAGCGGCTGACCAGTGATCCCGCAGTACAGCCCATATACAAACGCAAGAGCCACCAAGACAGCCAGTTTCACGAGCATGTAAGTTAGCATTCACAAACTATGCCACAACTCGCACCGTCACCCAAATTCCGCGCAGTCGGTGCCGATGGCTTGGCATTGGTTGGGGGGAAGCTGTGGTCCTATACCGAAGGGACCAGCACTCCGAAGGCGACCTATACCAGCTTCACGCTCGGAGCATCGAATACAAATCCGGTGATCCTAGACGCTCGCGGTGAGGCTGACGTTTGGCTCGACGGTTCATATAAGTTAGTGCTCACTGATGCTGATGATGCTACCATTTGGACCGTCGATAGCATACGCGACCTGACGCAGAACCAGACGTTCACGGGCGCGACGCTGGCCGGAACGCTGACAGTTTCAAGT